TCAATTGCTCGAGGACACCGACGAGGATCTGGAAGCCACCATCTATGGGATGTTCGGTCGGGCATGGGGTCTCACAGAAAATAAGTATTTCTGCGCAGGCACCGGCTCAGGTCAACCCCAGGGTATTGTCTATGGCGGCACAGCCGGATTGACACTCGACAGCGCTGCATACGTCCACGCCGCAGAAGTTCCTGAGCTGTACTACAAGCTCGGATCACAATACATGGACGGCGCAGGCTGGGTCATGAAAAACGCAACCCTCGGTCTCATTCAAGGGTTGGTTGGCGATAACTTCCAATTCGTGCCAACCCCCGCCGGATCAATGCAGCCGATGTTGTGGAGTAAGCCGGTCTGGGTCTCAGATGCCATGCCAGCCGCAACAGCCGGGCTGAAAGCAATTGCCTTCGGTAACTATGCCTATTATGGCTGGGCAGAGCGCAAGGTCATGTCCGTGCAACGCCTGAATGAATTGTACGCAGGCACCGGACAGGTCGGTTTCCTCGCCACCGTCCGCGCTGGTGGAGTTGTTCTCCAGGCCGAAGCGATTCAGTACGGGACTATGGCAGCGTCATAAGGTGATGCCATGAAAATCGAAAGACTAACCGACTATATCAAGCCCGTAAAAAGTGTGGCAGCCCTCGTGCCGTCCAGCACAGCCATCACCGCAACCGCGGTGGATGCGTCTGGCGGGTTCGACCGGGTTTGCCACATCATTCAGCTGGGAGCCTTCGGGGCAACCAGCACATTCGACGCCGAGGTGCTGGAAAGCGCCGAGACTGGTGGAACCTACACCAAGATCACCGGGGCAGATATGACCGCCCTTGTTTCAACTGGTGCTGGAAAGACCGTCATCATCGACGTGCCTGTCAATTCGGCAAAGCCGTTCCAGAAGTTGCGCGGCACAGCCGGAGTATCAACCGTTGGTCTGGCTGCCATAGCCCTGATGTACAACGGCTCACGCATCCTCCCAACCGACGACGCTTCAACCGTTGCGGAGAATGTTTTTGTAGCATAAATTAGCGTTTCTCACGCGCTAACTTATAAAACCCCGGAGGTGGCCCTCCCCCATCTCCGGGGCATAAGGAAAAAATAAAATGGCAACTGTAAAGATACTTGTACCCTTTATTGGAAACACAGCAGGAAAATCCATCGTTTACGAAGCCGGGCAGATCGTTGAAGTGTCCGACGGCGACGCAGATAACTTCGTGCGTGGTAAATATGCGCAGTACGTCAAGGCAGCCGCGCCGGAAGTGGACGCCGTGAAGATCACCAACAAGCCAAAGGCGCTGAATAGCAAGTCCATCAAAGGCAAATAATGACCCTACCAGAGAACGCCTATTGTACGCTGGCAGAGATAAGGCAACGCCTGTCATTGACGGCGGTTGATACTGCCGGCGATACGATGCTCAAGACGATCATCACATCCGTCTCAAGATGGATTGATGATTTCACCTGGCGCAGGTTTTACGCCGCCACAGAAACCCGCTACTATGAAGCCGATGAGAGCGACCAGATATTCATTGACGACATCCTCTCGGTATCAACCCTCAAGACAGACGACAATGCCGATAGAACCTATGAAACCACCTGGGCGACGACCGACTATGACCTGCTGCCTGTAAATGCCGCGCTGGATGGCGTTCCTTATACGATGATAAGCATCACTCCCAACGGCTCGTACGGCTTCCCCAAAGGTGTCTCAAAAGGTGTCCAGCTTGTCGGCTCATTCGGCTATTGTGCTACCACCTCATCCGGCAAAGCGACCATTATCAAAGAGGCCTGCCTGCTGCAATCAGAGCGTATTTACAAGCGCAAAGATTCGCCGATGGGCGTGGCGGGCGTGAGTGCGCTGGGTGTGCAAACCTTGAAAGTACCAGGGCTTGACCCTGACGTGCAGATGATGCTTGACCCGTTCAGGCGGTTGGTATGACCCTGCAAGCTGCCATAGCCGCGACACAGGTTATTGTGGCGGCTGTTACGGGTATCAAGCAAGCCCCCGCATACGCACCCGAACAGATCAGCGAGTTCCCAATTTCGATTGCTTATGCTGGGCAGGGCAGGGTGGAGTTTGGACCAGGCGGGGGCATGAAGGCATTACGTTCCATCGTGATCGAAATCCATGTCTCCCGGTTGGACCTTCCCCGTGATCTACAGCAGGTCATGGGCTATGCTGATAGTGTGCCGTCTGCATTGCTTGCAGACCCCACGTTGGGAGGAACGTGCAGCACATTCGAGAGCATTGATTATGACTTCGGCCCGCTTGGGTATGGTAGTATGGAGACCATCGGATTTAGATTCATCATCCAGAACGTAAAAATATTGAGTTGAGGAGGAGAGAGTTGAAACAAAAGGAGATCGAGCGCACGTTACAGACATTGCCGATAGCCGCCTGGAAATACCCGCGCGTGTTGTTGGGTATCCCCAAAGAGCGGACATTATCACATGCCGACAAGGTGTTTGCCCCATTCATGCAGATCGCCGCTCAAGGCGTGACAATCATGGAGCATCCTTACGGGCGCATTGATATAGTCCGCAACCACATGGCTATGACCTTGTTGGATAGCGAGTACACCCACCTGTTGATGCTGGACAGCGACCACATCCACCCGCCAGATATTGTGCAAAGATTGGCGTTATGCTCAGGGATGATGTCCAGATCGTTGGCGGGCTGAATTTTCGAAGATCCGCACCACACGAACCCTGTGCTTTTTTCCTGGACGAAAACAACGGGGTATCTACTATTGGCAATTGGAGTGACGGAATTATCAAGGTGGACGCTTTGGGTACAGGTTCGATGCTTATCGCCCGTGAAGTTTTTGAGACCATGAAGCCGCCATGGTTTTTCAATATCTACGACGAGAATTATTGGTCGGATGTTTTCCCGGGTGAAGACATCGGCTTCGCTCTGGAGTGTAACAGTCACGGTATCAATCAATGGGTGGATACCACAACCACCAGCCCGCACGTGACTGACGGGATAATAACCGAGGCGTCATTCAGACGTTACCTTGCCACACATCCGGGCGCGTATAAGACGGTTGAGACCAACGAGATGGGCGTTGGGGAGGACGGCAAAGATGCGTAGCTTCTCCAATCTCCACGAGGGAGAGACTTGTATTATTGTAGGGAATGGACCTAGTCTTAAAGATGTTCCAGTATCTTTTTTGAAGAAGTTTAAGACTTTCGGAACCAACCGGATTTACCTGCTGGAGAATTTCACCCCGACTTATTACGCGGCGGTCAATCCATTGGTAGTCGATCAATGCCGGCATGAGATAAACGAGCTGCATTGTATCAAATTCATCACATCGACGATGGCGCAATTTATCTATGGAAGTTATTCGATCGTTTCCAGCGGGATGCAACGATTTTGTTACGAGCCGTTCCGCGAGCTTTACGAGGGTTTTACAGTAACTTTTGTTGCCATGCAGCTGGCTTATTTTATGGGCTTTTCAACCGTGCTGCTTGTGGGCGTGGATCATCGCTTTAAGTTTGACGGCGCGCCGAACATGCGCCAGTTCATGCAGTCTGATGACCCCAACCATTTCAGTCCTGAGTATTTCAAGGATAAATTTTGGCACACCCCCGACCTTGAACGGTCAAACGAAGCCTATCTTATGGCTGAGGATGCGTTTCGAGCGGACAGCAGGATCATAATCAACTTAACCACCAACAGTGGGACTTCGGTCTTCGAGCGGCAGGAGCTGAGATCATGGTTATAGACTATCTGGAAGCTGCTGAGGTTTACAAGCAATTGAGACACATGCCCGTTGCAAAAATGATTGAATCTACAATCCATCAGCGTATCTGGGGCAGGATCGCATCCGAACAGGACAACGCGGCTATCATGGCTTGTTTTGCAGCCATTGAAGGTGACCATCTTGAGATCGGCACGCTTCACGGTGGCACGGCTATTCTGGTTGCGCTGATAAAAAAAGAGCTTAAGCTGGACGGCAAGGTGGTTTGTATCGACCCGCTGGACGGTTATTATGCGGGTACAAAATTCCACAACGATACCGACCCAATAACCAGCGTGCCGATCTCTGCTGATGTCCTGTATGATAATATCAGTAGATTTGACCTGCTGGATAGGATCGAGATCGTTCAAAAGAAATCAGATCCATTCCCGCTCAAGGGCAGACGCTTCGCAAGCGCGTATATTGACGGGGATCACTGGGGCAACGTGCCAACAGTGGACTGGCAGAACGTCAACCGGATCACAGACCGCTATGTCGTTTTCGATAACTGCGACAAAGAACATCCCTCCGTGTTGGACGCGTGCTTAAGTGCAGCCTTCACCTCGGAATGGACAACAGCCTATAAGCAGGGTATCACCTGCGTATTCGAGAGGTTTTAATATGATTAAGGTATCAGCAATTGTAAGTGCCTATTTCGCAGCCGAATATCTGGCAGGCAGGCTGGACAATCTTTTCACGCAGGAGCCGAAGCCAGAGATCGTGGTCGTCTGCCAACGTGATTCAGCAGAGCATAAGATCATTCAGGACTACGCGCTGGACGTGGTGCTGGTTCTGACGGATGACATCCCCACGATTTACAAAGCATGGAACATGGGCATTGAGGCTTCGTCTGGTGAGTATTTAACAAATTCAAATTGCGACGATAGGTTATTCCCCGGCGCATTAGCAAAGATGGCAGCCATTCTGGACGGCAAGCCAAACTATGCGCTGGTTTATGGCAATCAGGACATCGTAGCAGAGATTGGAGGTGATCCTACTGGCAAGTTTGAATGGGCTGAGGGCGGGATTGAACAGCTGCTCAAGGGTTGCTTCTGCGGCCCAATGCCCATGTGGCGCAAGTCTCTACACGCCAAGTATGGGTATTTCGACCCTGAAATGCAGGTCGCTGGTGATTACGAGTTTTGGCTTCGTATCACAAAAGCAGGCGAAAGGTTGTATCATATAAAAGAGACCGTCGGAGCTTATCTGAATATCCGCACATCAGCCGAAAAACGGCAACGAAACTTGACCTCCTGGGAAACCGCACGGGCAAGGGCAAGATATAGAAAAGGAATTGGCATATGGCAATGAAATATATAATCAATTCGGGTTCGCTGCCAGGCTTACCGGCGCGTGACCTGACGGATGATGAGGTTCTAAAGTTCGGCAGGTTGTTCCTGCTGAGATCAGGTTTATACCAGGATGAAAAGGAAAAGCCTGTCAAGAAAGTAATCGAGAAAATCGAGAAGGAGATCAATTATGACACAAGGAATTAAAGTCTTGAGACGCATCCAGCTTGGCCGGGAAGCAACCGCCGGAACCGCGGTAGTTTCGACCACCATCTGGCGCGGCATGGGAACCATTGAAGACCAACGCGAGACCGTTTTCCCATCCGAGAACGTCGGTTATCTGTCCGGACTAAGCCGCACATATCAGCCCAAACTTGGCGCGGTAATATCAATGGATGCAATTGAAGCCACCTACGAACAGATATGCCATGTTCTCGAGGCTGGCGTAAAGCTGGTCCAAACGGGCGCGGCTGATGGTTCGGGCAGCGGCAAGATTTACACCTATACGCTGCCAGTGACCGCCGCCAACACGACCCGGACATACACCATCGAAGGTGGCGATAATATCGCGGCTGAAGAGATGGAATATGCCTTCGTGTCAGAGTTCGGTCTGGACGGGGAAGCTGGCAAGGCACTGATGATCTCATCGACATGGAATGGCAGGCAGGTATCAACATCCACCTTCACCGGCTCGGTTGCCTTGCCGACCGTAGAGGAAATCCTGTTCTCCAAATGCGTCCTGTACGCGGACAGCGTAGGTGGAACGATCGGAGCCACCACACAATCCAACACATTGCTCAAGGCGTCGTTGAAGATCACCACTGGTTTGATCCCGGTCTATACTGCCTCCGGGCAACTTTATTTCAGCTTCACAAAGCAAGCTGGGCCGGAAGTCACATTATCTTTGACCTACGAACACGACGCTACCAGTGTAGCGGAAAAGGCTTTTTACGTGGCAGGCACAGCGCGCCAGATACGCCTAAAGTTCCCAGGATCAACCCTGACCACCGCCGGGACATCCTTTTCAACCAAGATTTTGCAGATCGACCTGGCTGGCAAATGGGAGAGCTTCTCCAAACTGGACGAACAGGACGGCAATGACATTCTTACCGGCGTATTCCGGGCGCGTTATGACTCAACAGCAGCCCTCTTTGCCTCACTGAAAGTATGCAATCTGCTCACATCGTTACCCTGATGAAAATAATCTTTCCGAAGGTCGTACGACCGTTACCATTGTCAGAATATATGGCGGAACTCACACCTGTCATGCAGGTGTGGGTCAACCCGCCGCGTGCTTTCCTGGACAGCTTCGGCGAAATCTCAGAGATCATCAAACTTAAAAAAGGCGAGAAGATAGTCCCGGTTGAAAGGCTCACAGAATATAAAGGTCGGGTCTATGCCTGGGTGTCTGAGTTATTATCCCAGGGCGAACCTGATAGCAAGATAAGCCCGGATGAATTGCAGCTTATGGTGGATGAAACCACATCGACCGATCCGCAGTTCTGGGGCTGGCTGCAAGCGCGTATTATCGCAATGATCAAGGATCACCGGACGACAATAAAAAACGCCTGAGCGCCGCGAGTACTCGGCTTGCGGCGGGGATAGGCACGGAAGACGAATACATGGTCAAGATCATCAAGGCTAATCATATCTACCGAACTTGTGGCGTGCCTGTCTTGCCGTGGGAGGTGGATAAATGGCCGGATGACTGGCTGGATGCTATAACTGAGTTTGCATACGAGCTGCCAGAGAAACAGAGGAAGAAACTGAATGGCTAATATCATCGAGATCGTCACCCGTGAAATCGTAGAGGGGAAAGGGAATATAGCAGGCATTGGCAAAGAGCTGGATACTGTCCAGGATAAAGCTAATGATGTCAATTCCGGGCAAAAGAATTTAGCAGCTACATTCAAAGGTTCGTGGACTGAAATATCATCCATGCTCAATGTCGGCGCTGGTGCAATCAAGCTGGTTGGCGAGGCATACTCAGAGGTGGTTGGCACTTACATAGACTACGCCGATCAGGTGCGCACGATCTCACAAGTGACCGGGCAACAGGCGGAGGACGTTTCACGGTTATTGCAGGTCACGGACGATTATAAGATTGATGCTGAGAAACTGACGCAGGTCATGAAGAAAATGGCGAAGGAAGGGTTTGCCTTCACGACCGACGCATTGGCTGATCTGTCTGATGCTTACCTGAAAATCCAAGACCCTGTAGAGCGTACAAATTTCTTGTTCGACACCTTTGGGCGCGAGGGGGAAGCCTTTGCCGAGGTCATGCTACAGGGCGGGGCTGCTATACGAGATAAGAGTGCGGCAATCTCTGACAACCTGATATTGACCGAGAAGTCACTGCAGCAAGCGCGGGAGTATGAAATTGCTACCGATAATTTGAATGATGCAGTCGAGGGGTTGAAAATCCAGATCGGACAAGGTCTGGTTCCAGCGGTTACAGAATATCTCAATTTATTGTTGGACGCCAACGAATATACGGCAGCTTATAACCGCGCTCTTGAATTAGGGCTGGGTGTGACCACAGACTTTATAACCGGTCAACTGAAACTGAACGGGGTATTAATTACAGACGAACAATTATTTCTCGCAGTCGCTGAGGCTGAAACTAATGCTGCTACAGAGGCTTATTACTTCGCGGGCGGGGCAACTGAGGCGGATATTGCAGCCGTGAAAATGGCAACCTCGGTCGCGGACGCTGCTGGATCGACCGGAGATTTTGAGGATAGCCTAAAACGGGCAAATGCTGAATTTGGATTTATTATTTCATTCTCAAAACAATACGAAAACAACGTCAAGAATATTGCAAATGCTGAGGACAATTTGCAGGCTGCGGAGAATGAATTGTTCGCTCTCACGCAAGCGGGCTGGGGTGCTACCAGTCAAAAGGTCATAGACGCACAAACCAAGGTGGATGGACTGAAAGGAAAACTTGGAGAGGCGCAGCAAGCCTCGCTGGATGCAACCAACGAAATGATAGCCGGATTTTTGCAGGCACAGTTGGCGGCGGATGACTCATTCACGGAAGAGGACATTTTGAAGGTTCTGAATTATCGCAAAGAAGTTGGCTTATTGACCAAAGAAGCCTATGATGCCGCAGTTCAGGCGCTGGCAATTGCAAACAATCTGGCGGGCATCCCCCCTGTGAAGGATGTAAAAATAAATGTCCACACTAATTACACACAATCCGGCTATGGTGGAAGCCAGGGAAGCCAGATACCAGTAGCTACAGGCGGCGGGATCAATCCGGGTTCGATGTTGTTCGATGGAGCCTTTGCTGACGGCGGCGGGTTCGGCGGCAATTATCTCTGGAACGAGAGCGCACAGTCACGCCCGGAAGTGTTCGTTGGCGGCGGCGGCTATGTCCTGACCAAACAGGATGCCATGAACGCGCTGGGGGGTGGTAATGGTGGCGGGGTGAACCTGGTATTGAATTACTCGCCGATGGTCTCTTTAGCGGATCAAAACGAGATCGAGACAAAATTACTGCCTTATATACGGAAGGCATTGCGCAATGTCTAAATATGGGTCTTTCAAATATGGAACCGGGGTCAAATACGGCGATACCTACGCACAGCCTGGTATTGCCTGGGGCTTTGAGTTTGATTGGGATAATGACGGGCTGTTTGATGGACAGAATGAAAACGATTGGGTTGTGGATTTTTACTGCGAACGGGGCAGGGATTACATGCTCCGGCTGGGGGAAGGTGGTAGCGCGGTTGGTTATGAGCGGATCACCGTTGGTACTGCGTCCATTACCCTGGTAAACAGGGACGATAGGTACTCCCCACTTAATACGTCGTCACCTTTGTATCCTAATGTCTCACCAGGCAGGTTGGCCAAAATCAGGGTTAGAGATAACAACACCGGGGCGATCTTCCCGGTCATAACAGGCAAGATCAAGGACATCCAGCCCATTACTGATTCTGATCTGGTGGTTATCACCATCGAAGACGGCATGAAAGATTTGCAGTCCGGGTCATCTTATATTGCCATACAGGAAGACATCGCTATTGATGATGCCATGATCTTGCTTATAAACCACGCTGACTACCCGTGGGGTTATGATATTGGTAACTCAACCGAGATCATCCCATTCTGGTGGTCGGACGCTGAAGCACATGCGACCGCATTGCAGGATTTAGCA